TAGAAAAATCCGCCGCCCTTATTATCCAGATTTATCGGGAGAACGGAGCGTCGGAGTCCGACATCGAGTACTTAAGAGGCTTTTTGTCCTCTGTTGTTAGTCCAGTTATGATTTGGGAGGGACAGCTAATGCAATTTTGCAGCGGCCAACCCTCCGGACAGCCTTTGACGGTGGAAATGAATTCAATTGTGAACAGTATCCTCCTGAGAATGGCCTTCTATACTATCATGGACGACAAGTACCCCCACATCAAAAACCCCAATTTTAGGGACTACGTTCGTGCAGCCGTTTATGGCGACGACAACTTGATGGGAGTCGATGACTCCATTCCCGAATTTAACCACACCTCTATCCAAGCGGTGTTTGCCAGCTGGGGAATTAAATATACAATGGCAGAAAAAGAAGCGGATTCAGTTCCCTTCCAGACGATTGATGAAGTGTCCTTTTTGAAGAGGAGCTTCAGATTTCACCCACAACTAAACTCGGTCGTGGCCCCTATCGAAAGGGAATCCTTGACCAAAAAATTTTACTGGTGGACGAAGAGTAAGAATACTCCCCTCACCTTTCCTGAACAATTCAGTGCTAACTTCGAATCTCAATCGAGGGAGGCATATTTGCACGGAGAGGAATATTACGAAGATTTCGTACAGAGGTGTGAGAGAATAATACAAGCTACAGAAACCGGTGACGAGAGGTTTATCCTCCCGTGGAACACCATCCAGCCCCTTTCCTCTAAAGAAATGTGCAGCAAGTTGATTGCAGCCTATCATGATGAGGAGGAGCAATGAGGTGCTCGCCCCGGCTTACAGTTGTGCCGTTAAACAACGATTTTGATCAACCGGTATGTTGTTAAACTACCCGAAGGGGGAGGTATCCCTCAGCGTTACTCTACGGAGGAACCAACTATACACAGATGCATGATAATAACGCATGTTTTCTAGGTTCTGAATTACCTAGATGCATGGACAGGTGTGTACTCTGGGTTTTAATATCGGTCTTCACCGATGGCCTGACCAGCCAACAAAATAGCACTGGCGCGTGCGACTGATGCCTCAATCGCGTGAAAAGACAAACTGCATTACTAATTTTATACCTTTAATAAATCGCTACATAGCAATCCTGAAAAGGAATTCATATATTATACAGTGTATTCTCGCTGGCACAGCTTTTGGCTGGGTCTGTATGCGAGATTTTCATATGCTCACTGGTGACATAGAAAGAGACTTGTCTCTAGTCACTACAGCAAAAATAGGGTCTCTTCATGACCCGTACTACTCCGCTGGCGCGTTGCTTGGCAGATTGGAGCGTTACCGAAGATCTTTTAGGTATGCGGTGTTCTCTCAGAGACATTCAAATACTATTTCTAGATTGGAAGGCGCTATAGATAATCTAAAGACCGACGTGTCTGATGGCAAATTAAGGAAACAACCATATTGCGTAGTGCTTTACGGACTCCCGGGAACGGGTAAGTCCTCATTTGCAATTCAAATTGCTCAAGCACTAATGAAAGATCGTTATGGAGGGTTCAAAGCCTCCGACATGGTCACCCTCAATGAAACTGATGAATATCAGTCAGAGTTCCGGACATGCCATAAGGTCGTTCTATTTGACGACATAGGGGCCAGCCGATACGGCCTCAACGACACATCAAATCCTTGGCGGAAGGTAATCGACTTCGTAAATAATATTAAGAAGACGGCGCTCAATCCAAATGTGGAGATGAAGGGCAAAGTCTACATCGAGCCTGACGTGGTCATTTTGACCACTAATTTAGACATGACTCAAACAGGGTCTATAGCAATGTATATCCCTGCGCTAGAGGCAATCTACAGACGGTTCAATTGCGTTTTTAAAGTACTCAGCCACACACATGTAGTGGAAGCCCGGTTCGAAAAGGCCGAGCAGAAAATTACACCTGGTGTAGAGACTCATTCTATACGCGGCATTGTTGCCGTGGAGACTGAAGCTAGAGCACAAGCAATAGAAAGAATGCGTGTCGATTTTAGAGAACACATGGAGGACCAGACAAGATTCGTTGACCATTTTAATAGCTACTTTGATTGTAGTGATGGAACAGACGAAAATGAGGTGATTTATGAATCACAGTCTGGAGTGAGGGACATTAGTCCCGAGGAACTCGATATAGCCATGGAAAAAGTCAGATTTGCGTACCTGCAGAAATATTATAAAACTGCTGTTAATTGGGACGCATATTATTCTGAATATGGCCGGATAGTTAAAGATGACCATGAC